AAATCGACGCGACCGCGCCGACGATCAACATCACGGCGACCGGGAACATCACCGCGCAGGCCGGCGGCAATGCCACGGTGCAAGCGGCTGGCACGGCAACGATTCAGGCGCCGAGCATCATCCTGAAAAACGCCGGGGCGGCGCTCCGGAAGATTTGCACCGACCTGTTCATGACGCTCTACAACGGCCACACGCACACGTCCTCGACCGCCGGCACTCAGACCAGCACGCCGACCCAGCAGGCGACCATCGGCACCCACACCACCAACACCGTACAGGCTGAATGATGAACGACCTTTTCCACTACGTCGGCGGCGATGTTGGCGTCTCGTCGACGGGCGATTTGCAGCCGATCGACGGGACCGTTCGCGGACAGCAGCGCATCCTTCGCCGGCTGCTGACCAACCCGCGCGAGGTGTTGCCGAACGGCACCGTCCTGCCTCCGGACTACATCCACCATCCCGAGTACGGCGCCGGCCTGCCGCGCAAGATCGGCGACACGCTGGACCTCCAAAAAATCCGGGCGCTGATTCGCGGGCAAATCTTCCTCGAGGACGCCGTGGCGAGAACGCCCGAACCGCAGATCGACGTGCAGTCGATCAACGCCGGCCTCTCGGTGACGATTCGCTACGTCGATGCGGTATCGAAGACGCCCGTCGCCCTTAGTTTTTCCGTGAATAGGTAACTCCATGGCAATCACCACGCAAGACTTCACGACGCTGGTTCGTAATCAGGTCGCCGCTATCCAAGGCGCCGCCTCCGTTCTGGTCGATCTGACCGTCGGCAGCATTCTCCGGTCTGTTGTCGAGGCCAATGCAGCGGTAATGCTCTGGCTGCAGGGCCTGATTCTTCAAGTGCTGGCGATCACGCGCGCAGCCACCAGCAGCGGGGCCGATCTGAATAGCTGGGTCGGTGACTTCGGCGTCTCTCGCCTGGCCGCCATCGCTTCTACCGGCTTGGTGACGTTCGCCCGATTCACGGCCTCGGCGCAGGCTGTCGTGCCGATTGGCTTGAAGGTCCAAAGCTCCGACGGAACCCAGAACTACGCCGTCACGCTGGACACGACGAACCCGGCCTACAGCGCGACGCTCGGCGGCTATGTTCTGGCGGTCGGCGTGTCGAGCATTAACGTCCCCGTCCAGGCGCTTGTTGGTGGCACTTCCGGCAATGCGGTCATCGGCGGCATCAACACGCTGAGGCAGGCGGCGCCCGGGGTCGATACGGTAATCAACTCAGCCGCATTCACGAACGGATCGGACACCGAAACCGACGCTGCGCTTCGGACGCGCTTCATCGCTTGGGTTGCCAGTCTGTCGAAGGCAACCAAGTCCGCGATCGGCTTTGCCATCACGTCGCTGAAAACCGGCGTCAGCTACGCGCTCGTCGAGAATCTGACCTACGGCGGCGCCACGCAGTACGGCTATTTCTATGTCGTGGTCGATGATGGCACCGGCTACCCGACCGGAACCTTCCTCTCGACGGTATCGAACGCCATTGATGCGGTGCGGCCTTTCACCTCGACGTTTGGCGTATTCGCCCCGGTCGTCCTGGCCGCAAACGTCAGCATGACGATCACGACGGCGGCAGGCTATGACCACACGGCCACTGCCCTGCTGGTCAAGACGGCAATCCAGAACTACATCAACGCCCTGGTGATCGGCCAAGCGCTTTCGTACTCCCGGCTGGCGCAGGTCGCTTACGATGCCTCGCCAGGCATCACCAATGTCACAGGGGTGACGCTCAACAGCGCGACCGCCGACTTGGCGGCAACCTCTCAACAGGTCGTAAAATCAGGGACAGTCTCCGTTGCATAGCGTTGCGTTTCGTTGCCTTGCGTTGCATAGGCCTGTGTTTCTGTCTCGTAGCGTTTCCGCTCACGGTTTCTCGCACACTGAGTCGGCGAAATCAAAAATCGTCAGTTCGTTGCGCAATAGGCCAGTCTCAGAGATCACAAAGCAAAAGATTTCGGCTTCCCTTTCTGGCCGATCACGGCCCGACGATGTGAAGAAGAAGCTATCCGAATCTGGGAAGGCCTATTTTTCATCCGCTGCAGCCAAGGCTCGGCAATCGGCATCGAAGAAAGAATATTTCTCAACGCAGGCCGGAAAAGACCACATAGCCTCGATGGTCAAAGCGCGGCTTGCAAAAATGAAGGAAAGGGCCAATAACAATGGCGACGGGTGATCAAAACGACATTCTTTACCGGCTAAAGTCACTTATTCCCAGATGGTTTGGTGACTCGGCTCAAGTAACCACCGCGCTTCTAACTGGGCTTGCTTATGCAAGCTCTTTTATTTTCAGCCTCATTCAATACCTACGGCTGCAAACCCGAATAAAAACCGCAACCGACGGCTGGCTGGACATGATCGCGGCGGACTTCTTCGGGCCTGCGCTGCTGCGCCAGTCGAACCAGAGCGACGCCTCATTCCGGGCGCGGATCATCATCAACCTGTTCCGGGAACGGGCGACGCGCTGGGCCATCATCAGCGTCCTGAAAGACCTGACCGGCCGAACGCCGCTCGTTTTCGAGCCGCAACGACCGCTCGACACCGGGAGCTACGGTGGTCCGCTGATCGGGTACGGCATGGCCGGCGGCTACGGTTCGATGCTGATTCCCTTCCAGGCATTCGTCACGGCATACCGACCAAGTGGCGTCGGAATTCCGAACGTTGGCGGCTACGGCGGCACCGTTGGCGGGCCAGGTCCGGGCGGCTACGGGACACCGGCACAGATTGAATACGCGGCGTTGTCGATGATTCAAGGCGCCGTCACCGACGCCGACATTTACGCCGCAATCGACAGCGTGAAGCCGGCGGCGACCGCTGTTTGGACACGAATCACAAATTAACTCATAGGTTAAAACCACCACCACAAGGCGCCTCCGGGCGCCTTTTTTATTGGAGCAATCCCATGGATCGGCTAATCGTCTATCCCGGCGCAATCCCGCTGGAAACTGACCTTCTGAACACGAACAAGAACGCGATGGTCGGCCTGTCGAAGTTGGCAGCGTCAATCCTCGGTACCGCCACGATGCTGAACGGCTTCGCCGTCACGCCGACCGGTCCCGCTTCCCTGCAGGTCTATTGCGCGCCAGGCGAAATCTACGCACTGACCAATTTGGACGGCACGGCCTATTCCTCGCTCGCCGCCGACACGACCCACCAGATTCTCAAGCAGGGCATTTCGCTCGATCAACTGACGTTGTCCTGCCCGGCGCCTGTCACGGCTGGCCAGAGCATCAACTACCTGATCGAAATCGGCTATCAGGACAGCGATGCGAATGCCGTCGTGCTGCCCTACTACAACGCCAGCAACCCGTCGCAGGCTTACTCTGGCCCAGCCAACGCCGGTACCGCCCAGAACACCGTGCGCAAGGGTATCGCCAGCATCGTGGCAAAGGCTGGCGTTGCGGCAACCACTGGCAGCCAGGTTACGCCGGCTCCGGACGCCGGTTACGTGGGCGCCTATGTCGTCACGGTCGCCAATGGCCAGACTCAGATTCTGGCCGGAAATATCGTGCAGTACTCGGCGGCTCAAATCCTACCGGCGCTTGGTTTGATCGTCGGCGGCCTGCAAGGTAATGCCTGCAACATCTCGGCGGCTGCCGGCACGGCTGACGCGATCACCGGGGCATACACGCCGGGCATTGCGGCACTGACCAACGGAATGACGCTCTACGTTCGCGCCGGATTGGCCAACGCGACGACCACGCCGACCTTCACACCGAACAGCGGAACCATCGCGGCCAAGACCATCGTCAAGGGCAACGGCCTTGCTCTAACCGCTGGCGACATCGCGGGCGGCGGCCATTGGGTTGAGTTGCAATACGATCTGACGCTGGACAAGTGGGTGCTGTTGAACCCGGCGAGCGGCATGCTTCACCCCGGATTTTCAAACCTCGCGGTGGTTTCGGCTACTGGCAACTGGACGGTTCCTGCCGGGGTATTCGTTCTTGATGTTGAACTTTGGGGCGGCGGCGGGGGCGGTGGAGGCTCCGGTAGCGGCGGCGGTACG